AAAATGGAAACCAAATAGTAGAGGCACAAGAACCGCCCAAGTCAATGATGATGCAACGTAAGAGTAGAGTGCATGAACGTGTAGAGGAAGACGAAAAAGAACTACGTGAGTTAATGGCAGAACGTGAAGGCGCAGAAAAAGAAGCTGAAGTACAGGCCAAAGAAGATGCAGAGCCAGAAGGTGCAGAAGAAAAGAGTTATAAGAAACGCTACGCTGATCTACGTAGAGGATCACAGAAAGCAAAGGCAGACTTAGAGGCTCGTATTACTACACTAGAGTCGCAGTTAAAACAAAGTACTGCACAAGAAATTAAACTACCTAAGTCAGATGAAGACATAGATGCATGGGCAAGCCAGTATCCAGATGTAGCTGCTATTGTTGAAACTATTGCTATTAAGAAAGCACGTGAACAACAGGAAGGTTTACAGGAACGTATTAAAGAAATTGATACATTACGAGAAAGTGCATCACGTGAGAAAGCTGAAGTAGAATTACTTAAAGCGCACCCTGACTTTGGTGAGATACGTGACAGTGATGAGTTCCATGAGTGGGCAGAAGAACAGCCTAAGTGGGTACAAGAGGCACTATACGAAAATGATAACGATGCAAGGTCTGCAGCACGTGCTATTGATTTGTACAAAGCAGACATGAATATCAAAACAAAGAAACCTAGCAGTAACAAAGAAGCTGCTAAGTCGGTGAATACTCGTAATACACGTGGTCAACCAGACGCCACATCTAACAATACTAAAATGTCTGAGTCACGTGTTAATAAAATGTCTACTAAAGAATACGAGAAACACCAAGACGAAATCATGGATGCTATTAGAAAAGGTGAATTTATTTACGATATTTCTGGTAGCGCACGATAAAAAGACTTGACAAGTCTTAAATAAAGAATATAACTATATACAACAGGTTTAACACAGCCCCCTACTTATTTGGACTACCTGTGTTAAATCTACTTTCACAAACATGAATAGTGCTAACGACTACCTAAAGTCTTGTGGCCCATTACGTAAAAGGTCGGCCAACTTTTTACAATAATGTTACCCAAAAGAATTAGCCTCATTAATTACGTTTAAGTTTGTATCTGTGTCTTAATGCAAAGGAATAATACAATGGCATTTACGACAGCTACGGGTTATGGTAATTTACCTAATGGTAATTTTAGCCCAGTCATTTACAGCAAACAGGTACAACTTGCCTTCCGCAAGTCTACCGTCTGTGGTGACATTACTAACTCCGATTATTTCGGAGAGATTAGTGGTCAAGGCGATACCGTCAAGATCATTAAAGAACCCGAAATCTCTGTAAGCGAATATGCACGTGGCACAAATGTCACAGCGCAAGATTTGCAAGATGAAGATTTCTCATTGGTCATTGACAAAGCAAACTATTTTGCTTTTAAAATGGACGATATTGAAGAAGCACATTCACATGTAAACTTTATGGACCTTGCTTCTAACCGTGCTGCATACCGTCTTGCTGATCAGCATGACCAAGAAGTTCTTGGCTACATGTCTGGTTACAAACAGTCTTCTTTGCACAGCAAAGCTGATGCACTGAACACTACCGTAAACGGTACTAAAGCAGTATCAACTGCTGGTTCTAACGAACTGCTTTCTTCTATGCAACTGAAGAAAGGTGACTTCGGTAACATCACAACAAGCTCCGCTGGGGATCACTCTATTCCTCTGGTGGCACGTTTGCCCGGTGCTACCGCACTTCCAACAGCTTCAGCTTCACCAGCAATGGTTGTAGCACGTATGAAGCGTTTACTTGATCAACAGCAAGTTGACACTCAAGGACGTTGGTTGGTAGTTGACCCAGTATTTATGGAAATTCTTGCTGATGAAGATTCACGCTTCATGAATGCAGACTTCGGTGAATCGGGTGGATTGCGTAATGGTCTTGTTCTCAATAACTTCCACGGCTTCCGTGTGTATTCCTCTTCTAATTTGCCAGCGGTAGGTACTGGGGCGGGAACATCTGGTGCCTCTAACCAAAACTCTAACTTTGGTGTTATTGTTGCTGGACATGATTCTGCTGTAGCAACTGCCGAGCAGATCAATAAGACAGAAACATATCGTGACCCTGACAGCTTTGCTGACATTGTTCGTGGTATGCATCTATATGGTAGAAAGATTCTTCGTCCTGAAGCAATCGTTACTGCCAAATATAACGCAGCGTAAGGGAGATATAACATGGCTACTTATGATATGACTTCCAGTGATACTGCTGGCGTTGGGGCAAATGTTCTTGCTGTTCCAACTGTAGTTGGTAACTCTGTACGAACCATTGAAGCAATCTTGGATATTGATGCAATGGTACTGCTGGATATTCTGGCGCAAACGGTGATGTTTTCCAACTTTTGGAAATCCCTG